CTCTTATTATCTTGGCAGAATAGATAGAATTTTCCTGACAAAAGAAGGAAAGTTCCAAGTAAAATATGGAGAACCAGCAGAAAGACCTGCGAAACCAGGTCCTGTTGATGATGCTATTGAAATTGCTAGTATAACTCTGCCACCATACTTATATTCTACTGCTTCAGCAAGCATCACTTATCTGGAGCATAAGAGATTCACAATGAGCGACATTCGTCGCATTGAAAATAGAGTTAGAAATCTTGAGTATTATACAACACTCTCTTTATTAGAGACTAATACTGCAAACTTATTTGTCCCCGATAATGATGGTTTGAATAGATTCAAGTCTGGATTCTTTGTAGATAATTTTACCGGATTCCAACCTCAAGAACAGTCTATTGAAATCAATAATAGTATTGATCTTAAGCACAAAGAACTTAGACCAAAGCACTACACGACTTCTGTTGATTTAGTTTTTGGTCCTGTTGTTAATGTGGATGCTACTGCTGATTTGAATTTTACTTCAATTGAAGGAATTAATGTAAGAAAAGCAAATGATGTTATTACTCTTGATTATGCTGAGGTTGAGTGGTTGTCACAAACTTTTGCGACTAGAGTTGAAAATGTAACTCCTTTCCTTGTTAGTTTCTGGCAGGGAACCATGGAGTTGACTCCAGCATCTGATACTTGGGTTGATCAAACAAGACTGGAAGCAAAAATTATCAATACTGAAGGTAACTATGCGGAAACCTTCAACAATGCTGTAGAGGCAGGTGATATTGATCCTCAGACCGGTTTTGGACCAGTTCTTTGGGACTCTTGGGAAACTAACTGGACTGGTGTTGATGTTATTAACACCACCAGGGAGAGAACCGAATCTCAAGGTGGAGAATGGGTTGGTTGGGCTGGACGACCAGGTGGTGGAAGAAGACCTGCTCATGGTACAAGAACCACCACAACATTTAGAGAACAACTTCGTGAGACTGTTGAAACTGGTATAGAAAGTAGATCTGGAACTGCTCTGGCGATTACTGAACAGTTTGATCAAACATCTGTAGGTGATCGTGTCGTAAGTAGAGATCTCATCCCATTCATGAGATCTAGAAACATTGAGTTTATTTCTAAGAGAGTAAAACCACTTACAAGACTTTATGCTTTCTTTGAGGGAGTTGATGTCACCAAGTATTGTGTACCAAAACTTCTGGAAATCGAAATGCTTTCTGGAACGTTTGAAGTTGGTGAAACTGTAACTGGAACTGTGGTTCAAACTGGTCTTGGACCAGATACAACAGACACTGCAGCAAGCATCACCTTTAGAGTTGCATCGGCAAATCATAAAGAAGGTGCTTATAATATCCCGACTAAAATCTACCCAGAAAATCCATATGTCGCTGGACAAGATTTACCAGCAACATATTCTTCTACATCAACAGTTTTGAATGTTGATACTTTCTCTCTTCAAGCAGAAGTTCAAGGACAGTATCAGGGATATGTTGAGACTGGTATGACTCTTAGAGGTTCTAGTAGTGGTGCAAGAGCAAACATTACAAATGTCAGATTAATATCTGATATTGCTGCTCATATTGCGGGTAGTTTCTTTATTCCAAATCCAAACAATCTTAATCACCCAAGATTTGAAACTGGAACCAAAACCTTTGTTCTTATCAATGATGAGGATAATGATCAGGACCTCTGCACTACAATTTCTGAAGAAGCATTTACTGCCTCTGGAACTCTTGAGACGGTTCAAGAAAATATCATTTCTGTTAGAAATGCTCGTGTTGAAAATAGACAACAATTCCAAAGCAGAAACGTTAACCGCACACTGGGAACTGAGGTTGTTAGTAGTGAAGTAACTGGTAGAAGATCTGAAAGAGTCCTTATTGGTTGGTATGACCCTCTAGCTCAATCCTTCCTCGTAGAAGATGAAACTGGAGTCTTCTTGACTAGATGTGATGTCTATTTTAGAACAAAAGATGACATGGATATTCCTGTTGTCTTCCAAATCAGATCTATGAAGGATGGACTTCCTTCACAGCATGTCTTACCTTTCTCTGAGGTTGTTCTTGATCCTAATGACGTAAATATCTCATCCGATGGATCTGTCGCAACATCGTTTGTATTTAAAGCACCAGTTTACTTAGAGGGTGGAAATCAAGAGTATGCGATTGCTCTTGCGTCTAACTCCACCAAATATCAGGTATATGTATCCAGAGTTGGAGAGAATGATCTTCTGACTCAGACATTTATCTCTAACCAACCATATCTTGGATCTCTGTTTAAGTCGCAGAATGCTTCTACTTGGGAACCAAGTCAGTGGGAGGATCTTAAGTTTAATCTGTATAGAGCAGACTTCATTGACAGTGGTTCTGTTGAATTTTATAGTCCAGAATTGACTCCTGGTAATAATCAGGTTGCCACTCTCCAACCAAACTCCTTAGAGGTAAAATCTAGGGAAGTTAGAGTAGGACTTGGAACAACCATTGGTGATAGCACTTATGTTGTTGGTAATACATTCTCTCAACTCGGAACCAACGCCACTGGTGACCTTACAGGCACTGCTGGTATTGCTACGGGAACACTCAACATCATCAACGCAGGTTTGGGATACACTCCAGCAAGTGGAAACTTCCAATTTAATGGTGTCGATTTGGTTACGGTCACTGGAAACGGTAGGGGTGCTAAAGCAGATGTTTACATTCAAAATGGTGTAGCAATTGCTGCGACTGTTGGAACTGGTGGATCTGGATATCAAGTTGGTGACGTATTCACAGTCAGCACGATTGGATTAAGTTCTGTTGGACAAAATATGAGATTGTCCCTTCCAGGAATTGGAGTTACTCAAGAACTCATTCTCAATAACGTTCAGGGTGATTTTGTTGTTGGATCTGCAAATACGATTCAGTTTGTCAATTCTTCTGGAATTACTACAGACCTCAACTACTCTCTCGGAGGAGATGTACAAGTCTCTTCCATTAACGTTGTAAACGATGGTCTGCATATCAAGGTTAATCATAAAAACCATGGTATGTATTTTGATGATAACAGAGTATCAATCTCTGGTGCTCTCCCCGACGTAAGACCAACTAAATTGAGCGTTGCTTATGGTGCTGATGCAACAACAGCAATTTCTGTTGATAGTGCATCCGTATTCTCCACATTTGAAAATGTTGGCGTTGGAACAACTAATAAAGGATACTTATTGATTGGTAGTGAAGTTATTGAATATGATAATGTTAGTGGAAATAACATTGGTGGAAACATTGTAAGGGGATCTAATCCTATTACATATCCTGTTGGAACTCCAGTTTATAAGTATGAGATGGGTGGAGTTAATCTTCAAAGAATTAACAGAACACACAATCTCAATGACACGACTGTTTCAAATCCAATCGACTTTGACTCTTACAACATTAAGATCGATACTAGCAGTGTAACTGGAACTGGTAGAAGCACTGACGTTGGATATCCAACTCTGTATCTTAATGGTACAAAGAGCACTGGTGGATATAATGTCAAGGCAACACAAAACATTCCTTTTGAGATCATTACACCATCCGTACAGACTGTAACTGTAGAAGGAACCTCTCTTACCGCAGAACTCAGAAGCACTACTTCTAAGAGTTTGAGTGGAAATGAACTTCCTTATCTGGATACTGGATTTGAATCAATTGCCCTTAATCAGGCAAACTACTTGGATTCACCAAGAATGATCGCATCTAAAGTTAACGAAGATGTTAAACTTGTGAATACAACTGGACAGAAGTCAATGAATATGAGACTTCTTATGAACACCACGGATACGAGAGTATCTCCAGTGATTGATGGTCAGAGAGTAAGTGCAGTTCTTACCTCCAATAGAGCAAATAGCATTATTACAAATTATGCTACTGATGCTAGAGTCAATGTGATTGAGAATGACCCAACAGCATGTCAGTATATTTCTAAAGAAATTGTTCTTGAGCAATCAGCTTCTTCAATTAAGATTCTTGTTGAAGCACATGCCACTGCCAACGCAGATGTTAGAGCGTTCTACGCGGTTAATGCAAATCCAGGAAAAGAACCAATCTTTATTCCTTTCCCTGGATATTCAAACTTGAATGAAAGAGGTCAAGTAATTGATGCCAAGAACAATAATGGTGAGTCTGATGTATTCATGACCAAATCAAATAGATATGCTTTTGAGTCACAAAACTTAGACTTCAAAGAATACACATTTACGGTTGATGATTTGCCTGAGTTTAGAACTTATAGAATTAAACTTCTTCTGACATCTACAAGTCAGGTTCATGTACCTAGGGTAAGAAACCTGAGAGTTATCGCACTTGCTTGATTATGGATACCAACTATACAATTGAAGGACATGGGGATCTCGCTAGAGATCCCGAATCTAATTCCATCGTGAATGTGAATGAATTTGAATATAATCAGTATCTCGCTAGGAGGAAATCAAAGTCTAAAGAGACTCAAAAGGTACAGACAATTGAGGATGATCTTGCTAATATGAAAGGTGAGTTGAATGAAATCAAGTCGTTACTAAAGGAGTTAATCAATGGATCCTGATACTATTGAACTAAAAAATCTTTCAAAGATGTTTGCGTATTCGCAACTCGCATCTGAGATAGATAGTTGTGATGATCGTGACACTCTTAGAAATATCGCAAAATCTTTTTGCAAACTTTATTATAAACAACAAGAAACAATGCAGATCGTAGGACTATCAGATGGCGAGTAAGAATATCACCTTTGATCCAGATGCTGGCGTGCCAAAAGGTGTTAATTTAACAATTCATACTGGCGCAGATTTTACTACTAATTTCAATGTAGTTGATACTTCTAATGCTGCTTTCAATTTCACTGGTTACAGTGGATCTGCTCAGATGGCAAAGAGTGTTGCTGTTGGGGCAACTCTAGGAGTAACCACAAGCTTTACTGTTGGATTTACCAGTGCGTATGATGGTAAGTTTAAAATTTCTCTGGGTTCTACAGACACTAGGAATTTAAAAGAGGGACGTTATGTATACAATGTCCTGGTCAGTTCTGGCAGCACAATCTATAGTATTGCGAACGGCAATGTTTTAGTCATTGCTGGAATATCTTCTGCCCCCTAAATATTGTATAGGAGAATAGTGGTTAAATGGCACAACCGTCAAGTAGGGCAGACTTAATCAATTACTGCAAGAGACAACTTGGTGCTCCTGTTTTAGAGATTAACATCGCTGATGAACAGGTAGAGGACATCATTGATGATGCTCTCCAGTATTTTCATGAGCGTCATTTTGATGGTGTTATTCAGACATACCTTAAGTATAAGATTACTGAGGACGATATAAATCGTGGTAGAGCAAGAGGTGTTAATGATAATGCCGTAGGTATCGTCACGACCACTGCGACCACTACTATCGCGGGGACAGCAACCACATTCTCATACGAAGAGAATAGTAATTTCTTAGAGATACCACCAGCAGTTATTGGTATCAATAAAATCTTTAGATATGATGGATCTGAGACTACTACTAACAATATGTTTAGTATTAAATATCAGATGTTCTTGAATGATATGTATTATTTCGGATCCACCGAAATTCTTACATATGCGATGACGAAGAGATATTTGGAAGATCTTGATTTTGCTCTGAATACTGAGAAGCAAATTAGATTTAATCAAAGACAAGACAGACTTTACCTTGATGTTGATTGGGGTGATGTCAAGAAGGACGATTACTTTATTATTGATTGCTATAGACTGATTGATCCTAATGATTTTAGTAGAGTCTTTAATGATTCATTCTTGAAGAGATATGCTACCGCACTGATGAAGAGACAGTGGGGTCAGAACTTAATCAAATTCCAAGGAGTCAAACTTCCTGGTGGAATAGAGTTAAATGGAAGACAGATTTATGATGACGCACTGAAAGATTTGGATGTAATCCGAGAGCAGATGTCTTCTACTTACGAACTTCCACCTTTAGATATGATCGGTTGATATTATGCTTAACCCGTTCTTTCAACAAGGTGCTAGGACAGAGCAGAATTTGCTCCAAGATCTAATCAACGAACAGTTGAAGATGTATGGGGTTGAGGTTCATTATCTGCCCAGAAAATACGTCACAGAGAATTCTATAATCAGAGAGGTTGTACAATCAACTTTTGACGACGCATATCCCATTGAAGCATATGTAGAGAGTTTTGATGGATATGGAGATAACCCAACGTTGCTGTCCAAGTTTGGTATTCAAGCAACGAATGAGATCACTCTGATTATTTCAAAGGAAAGATATGAGACTTACATCTCACCTCTGATTAAGAATGAGCAGAACATCAAACTTTCATCT